GCGGCAGCCGCAGTAACAACCGCACCCATTGCCACACCGACACCCTTGAGTACCGAACCAAGCTTTGAAAATCTCTCCTTCGACTTATCTGCCTTGTCGCCTGCGTCCTTGATTTCATCGCCCATATCATCGGCACTTTCGGCAGTATCATCAAGCCGACCGTCAACCTTTTCAAGAGATTTTTCTGTACCCTCAATATCCGTCTTTGCCTGTTCAAGTGCAGAATTATTACTGTTCAGTTCACGCTCCATACCGTTGAGTGATGCCTGTGCGTTGTTGAGCTGAATCTGCCAGCTTTGTGTTCTTCTGTCGGTTTCACCAAAGGATTCCGATGCATTTGCAAGTGCCTGCCTGAGAGTTTCAATCTTCTGCTTTTGTGCGTCAATCTCCTTATTAAGAACCGTATTTCTTGCCGACAAAGCCTGAACGGAATTGTCATTCTTATCAAACTGCGAGGACACAAGCTTCATCTCAGAGCCAAGCACCTTAAAGCTCTGATTGATTTCAGCAAGCGACTTTTTAAATTCCTTTTCGCCCTCAATGCCAAGCTTAAGTCCAAAATTATCCGCCATATTCTCACCTCCTCAGAGCATAAAAAATAGCGTAGCAGTCATAAAACTACTACGCTATATAAAGTCTAACTTTTTGAGGTCACATCATAAAGTCACTCTTTTTGTAATACATATATTATTTTTTTCGTTTTTGGTTACGATAACGATTTATAATTTTTTCTCTATTATTATTTTCATTAAGAAATTTATCAACTATTGGTTTTGACTTTTCTAATCTATCAAATATATATTTATTGAGTTCTTCATATAATTCAATTTCAACGTTTTTTGACACTGAGGAAATGCATAAGTCCTTTGAATCAAGATTTATGTTAATGGTCCTTTGATAACATAGTTTCACGGTAATAGCTAACCCATTTGCAATGGCAAACACTATATAATCTTTAGTGTTTGCACACCAAAAACAATATCCAAATATTTTGTCTTGAATTAGATTAATCATTGGTTCCGTACAGCCTAATTGTTTAAGTGTGAAAATATTACAGCTAATATCTTCAAGCGTTTCTAATGTGGAATTTTCTTTCTCACAAAAAGCTATTTTTTCACCAAATGATAATTTGTCAAAATCAAAATCACTTGGATATTCATCTGCAATTTGAATATCTTTTCTATTTTGATTTAAGTATTTTCTTAGTCTTTTCTCAAGTTCTTCAAATACTATTCTGTTTGAATCGCCCTCATACGAGTTGTATATATAGAGATCATCGTAAAGAATACGCCAGGCTACACTTACTATGTAGTTGTTAATCCCATCATAAATTAAATCTGAAATATCATTAAATTGATTTGGAACTTTTAAATACTTATTTAAAAATTTCCTAGCAAATTCACATTCGTACTTACTAAAGTATTGTTCGCAGTCACCACACAACAAATGCTTTTTTTCACCGTCTTGAAAAACGTCATATGGATTAAAAAAATTTCTGAACCTAGAATTTTGATAAGTCTTTTCTCTTTCATAAGTAAATTTAGGTATTATATGGCTCAATTTTAAAACTTGATTTTTCCTTTTACATAGAGCACATTCTCCGATTTTTTTTGACAATTATATCACCTCTCATTATAAATTCAATATAATCATATCATATGAAAAATCGCTTGTCTATAACTCAATAGCAATTGCCAAATATTACATAATTCAAGCCCCATAAGGAATAACATCATCAATGCAAGCCACTCGTTTTGGCTTTGCAATGCTGTTGTATTGTCTATGACATTCCCACAAATCAAGCAAAAGTCCGAACGGCATGAGCCACACTTCTTCCTGCGAAAGATTTAGGTGTGCAAGTCCGTAATAAAGAAGTCGGGTAAACAGCTCATCATCTGTTACCCGACTTTCGTGTTTTTTGAGTCAGACTCGCTTTCAATATTCCTTTTTGTACCCTTGTGCATTGAATCCATAATTGCACTCTTGTACTCGGCAAGGTCAAACGGTGATGTTAGAAGTTCCACCTCGTCCTCACAAAGCAAAGGTTTTTTGCTGTTTGGATTTTTCAGATTGTAAATCATAACGCTCTGATTTGCAAGTAGTGTGATAAGCCAGATGATTTCATCAAGTGCCATTTCAAAATTTTCACTTTTCATCAGCCTGTCACCGAGGTTTTCAAGTCCACCGTATCTTTTGGCAATCTCCTTTGTTGCCCTTGTTGTGAGAATAAGCTCATATTCGTTTTCACCGATTTTAATAATACTTCCTCTGTCAGTCATAACGCACCTCCGTATTTATTCAGCATAGGTCGGCTCATACACCTGAGTGTACCAACCGCTGATTGTGCCGCTTACAACACCTGTATCATCCTCTGAAATTTCAGCCTTCCACGGGTGCTTGCCGAGCTTGTCAGCCTTGTTCCTGCGGATAACCGTACCCTCGATTGACGGAGTGGAAAACTCGATGCTTTCGCCCTTTGTGGTAAGATTGGTTGCAGGAATGCCAAACTTCACTCTGTAAAGCCAGAAGTAACGATACTTGCCGTTCGCTTTCTTTGCACGAAAACCGATTGCAACGGGCGGTGCTCCGTCCTCAGAAGCGGAAACCAACACCTTGTTTTTGTCGATTGTCGCACCGGTCAAATCCTCTGCAACGGCTGTTCCGATGTTGTCAATACCGAGTGTGAGCGTACCGCTCTGAAATTCCTTTACAACCTCAGATGCACCGTCATCGGCATAAAGTGTTGCCTCGGCAAGCTCTACCGAAAGTTCCGCACTCATCGCCTTTGCAAGCGGAACAGGTGTATCGTAGGTTTCGTTGCCGTCAGTATCCTCCGTGATTTTTGCGTAATACAGCTTATCAAGTCCGATTGTTGCCATAATCTATCTCCTCCAGTTCATAAGTTTTTAATGCGTCAATAGCATAGTGATGATAGCCCGTGTCGCTCTCGTAACCGATATACAGCCTGTCGGTTATTGAAATATCACTTTGAAAAAGAGCAGTCACAAGCTTGTATTTAAGTGCAGAGTAATTACCCTTTGAAAATATAGAAATTCTCACTTCCTGTCTGTCAAAGGTCGGCATATTGTCGCAGTGCATATCAAAGCCATCTGAAAGCGGAGTAAGTACAATGTATTCGTCAGGTGCTTTATCTGAAAAAACACCTGTTTCAACCTTGATGTTCAATCCCTCTGCAATACTCTTGATTTCAGCAAGCAAACTCATATGCTCTTTACCTCCTCATCAAGCGTGTTAATCATAACCGCCATACACTCCTTGCGTGACGCTGATTTTGCGGGTTTCATAAACGGCTTTGGTGGCTGACCGCTTTTGCCGTATTCAATTACGCTCGCAATTTTCGCATTGCTCTCACCATTTGTTCTCGGCTCTGAAAAGCCTATCTTGATATTCAGATTGCCGTTCTTGTCTGATAAAACAGGTGACACGCCGAGCGAGTGTTCAAGCTCACCCGTTGAGCGTGACTGCGTTTTTGTATCCTTGCCGATGACATTTCTGAGATTTGCTCTCACCCTTTTCATAACAACCTCAGCACCGGCATTGAGTACCCTTCCGCACACATCATCGGTTTTGTCCCCAAGTCTTGAAATTTTGAGTAAAAACTCCTCCGGCATTTTCATTGTGCATCTAGCCACTTGCGTCAACCTCCTTTGCGAGAATTTCAAGATACATTCCTCTGCCTTTTACATTCTCAACAGAGGTGATTTCAAACCGCTTTCCGTCACAAAGAATGAGCATATCGGTTGTAACCTCTATGTACGGAATACACCTCAAACGAAACAGGTCGGTAGCAACGGAAAATGTCGCCATATTTGCCCAGCGTTCACTGCCGTGTCTGCCCTCACGATATGCTCTCACTCTTGCAACCGTTTTCAGTATTTCCTTCTTAAAGCCCTCATCATCGGTTTTAATCACCTTTTTCATAATTTCAACAGGTGTGTTCATCTTTCCAAAACTCATAGCTACACCTTCCAGTTTCGGTCAAGCCTTAAAAGCAAATTGACCGTGTTCCACACCTGAGCCGATGCGTTTGTGCTGTCAGCAAAGAAACCGCCCGTTGAGCCATCTCTGCTTTCGTAGAAATGGCTCGCAAGCATAATAACCGCCTGCTCGGTAGTTGCAGGCATTGTGTGTGTTGAGTAATAACCCTCATCAATATGCTGATAGCTTTCGGCATAGGAAACCGATGCAGTGATGTACTGCTCAAGAAGTGCATCATCCTCAGAATGTTCAAGTATGAGATTTTGCTTTACTTTTTCTAAAAGCCTGTCAGTCATAAAAGCGCTCCTTAACCGCCTGAAGAAACTGTACCTTTCATTTTGAGAATCTTAACTGCCTCCGGAACAATAAGTCTTGCATCAACTCTTTTTGTCGCAAGGAAACCTACCTGTCCGTTTGCTGCATATAACTCATTGAGTCGTTTAAAGGTAACACCCTGTCTGTCACCAATCCAGTAGTAGGAAAGGTCACCGAATGCAATCGGCTTTGTACCCGATGCAGCACTTGCGATTGACGAAGATGTGTAAACAGGCTTGCCGAGGAGTGTGTCGGTTTCACCATCCTTAATAGATGGTTGCCATAAATACTGACCGTTGCTGTCCTTGAGCTTTCTGATAATATTTACAGTGCTGTCATTTAAAAGCCATACACCATTCTTACGGTACGGTGCTTTAAGGCTGTAATAGAGGTCGATAATCTCATCAGCCGTAACATTAACAGTTGAGCCGGCCGTTACACCGACTTCGCCACCCTCAGTATCTTTGAAAATACCATAAGGCTTTGAGCTGCCGTCACCGATAACAAAGGCTTCCTCTTCAGCTTCACCGATTCGTCTTGCAAACTCCTGATTAAAGTAGCTTTCAAGGTCGAATGCAGAGTCGTTTAAAAGCTCTTCAGATACCTTGATTAAAGCACACAGCTTATGTGCTCCGATTGTTTTCTGCCCAAAGCTTGTATCACTTTCGGCAATAGCGGAATTCTCCTCTGCCCACATAGCCTTGCCACGAGTTGCAACAACAGGAATTTTGAGTGTGTTTGATGCAGTTGTGAAGGTATGTGCAAGCTGACGGATAACGAGTTCATCGTCAAGTGCCTGTACAAGTGTGCTTTCAAAAACCTCAGGCACAAGAAAACCGCCCTCACTGTCAACACCTTCACTGAGAATATTTCTGACCTCCTGCGTAGAGCGGTTTCTCATCTGATTCCAGAATGCTTTGTTGTACTTTTCAGAAGCAGTGCCTGTTTTACTCTCACGATTGGAGTTATCGGGTTTTGAAACAAGCGGTGTGCTTGTCGTGAGATTTAACTCTCTTTCAAGGTCGTCTGCTCTTTGCTGACGCTCAATCTCGTGACCGAGGTCAACAATATCCTTTTCCATCTTTTCATAAGCTGCGGTATCTTCCGCCGAAAGAATACCGGTTTCGTTTCTGTGGGAATCAAGAAATGCTTTTGCCTGTTCCCAGATTTTTGCTCGTTTCTCACGAAGTTCGTTAATTTTTGCCATAGTAAAATTCCCCCTTAAGGTTTTAATAAATCAAGTCTTTTTTCAAGACTTGTAATGTCTGTTCCTGTGTTAGCATCGGCATTTGCTAAATAGTGTGATTTAAGTTTATTTTGAAGAGCCATACTCACTGCTCTGCGTGAAAACAGGATAGAATCCGATGCTTTGTTTTTCTCCTTTTCATCTTCATTAATTTTCTTGTCGGGTTCTATAATGCTGTCTGCAAATCCGAGTTCAACGGCTTTCTTTGCATTCATCCATGTTTCTTCCTCCATAAGACGGGCAAGCTTTGCTCTGCTCATTCCCGTTTTGATTTCATAAGCATTTATAATACTCTCCTTGACCTCTTCAAGCATTTCAATAGCCTTCTGCATTTCGTTGTGGTCACCCATTGCAACCGTAGCCGGATTATGAATCATAAGCATTGAAACAGGGGACATCATCACATTGTTTCCTGCCATAGCAATTACAGATGCGGCACTTGCGGCAATACCGTCGATCTTAACGGTTACATTGCCATTGTAATCCATCAGCATATTGTAAATCTGAGCCGCAGCCACACAATCACCGCCCGGAGAGTTAATCCAAACTGTAATATCACCCGAACAGCTGTTTAACTCACTTTTAAAAAGCTGAGGAGTGATATCATCATCAAACCAGCTTTCTTCCGCTATTGTTCCGTTAAGAGTCAAAATTCTCTCTGTCGGATTACTTTCCGTCAGGTTCATCCATTTCCAGAATTTCTTCATTTTCTTCCTCCTTGTTATTGATATTTGCAAATGCTCCTGCGTTGTTAAGAGGGAGCATATTTCCGTTTACAAGATATAAATCACCGCCTTTTTCCGTTGGAATACGGTCAAGATTTTCAAGCTCTCGTATATCGTTTGCTGACATCCAGCCGTTTTGCCTTGCCGTTGCATAGCCACTCATTCTGCTTGCGTAATCACCACGCAGAAGTCCGTCCACATTAAACTTCACAAAGTACGAACTTTTTTCACTTCTTGAAAGCAAGGAGCGGGAAATCGACTGCTCCCAACGCACTATCCACGGTTCAAGTGTGTACTTCACAAATTCAAGTGACTGCTGTTCAATATTAGAAAAGCTAGACTTTTCAAGGTCGCCTACCATATGTGGTGGAACTCTGAAAATTCGAGCTATTTCATCTATCTGAAATTTTCTTGTTTCAAGGAATTGCGCCTGTTCGGGTGAGATAGAAATAGGTGTGTATTTCATACCCTCTTCAAGCACTGCAACCTTGTGTGCGTTTGCACTGCCGCCAAAGGACTGAGTCCAGCTTTCTCTTACTCTTGACGGGTCCTTTATTGTGCCGGGGTGTTCAAGCACACCGCTGGGTGCGGCACCGTTTGCAAAGAATTTTGAACCGTATTCCTCACAGGCGATAGCCATACCGATTGAGTTCTTTGCCATTGCAATAGGCGAATAACCTACAAGTCCGTCAAATCCAAGTCCCGGAATATGCAGAACATCAAAGGGCTGCAGTCTGACAATCGACTTTTTATTGATTGGTGCATCGTCAGAACTTACAATGTACTCATAATACAGTCTGCCGTTTTCATCTCTGTCAACGGTCATTCTGTCGGGCATAAGTGGATAAAAGGCTGTGACTTCACCCTTGCCGTTGCGTATGATTTGTGCGTAAGCGTTACCCCACAAGAGCAGATGCGTCATAAGGGTTTCACGAAACACAAATGATGTCATTTCCGGGTTCGGCTCATCGTGGAGTAAAAAGTACAGAGGACTGTCTGTTGCTTTTTCCTTGCCACCACTTTCTGTGTATTTATAAAGGTGCAAAGGCAGACTTGCAATCGCCTCCGAAAGAATACGAACACAGGAATACACTGCCGTCATCTGCATAGCAGAACGCTGTGTGACGGCTTTCCCGGCTGTTGTTCTGCCTGTGTAGAATGTGTAGGCACTGCCTGCTGTTCTGTTTTTCGGCTTGTCCCTTGAACGGAAAAGTCCTGAAAATATGCTCATAATAATCACTTTCCTTTCAAAATAGGCAAAAGAAATGCACCTACCATTTCTGATAGACGCCAAATCCTCGCTATATTTTGTAGATTGCATTTCTCTTTTGAATAACTAATATGCAGTTTTCTAGCATAGAAATTATTTCGTTCTCATCTATTAGCCAATAGAATTCATTTGCTTTTTTTGATTTTAAGATAGGTTTTATTCTATCTTTTTTTATATTACCATCAAAAAATAAATCCTCCAAATGTTCCCGCTCAACCCAATTTTCTACCGTCAAATCTTCTCCGAAATACCTACTAAATTTTCCACCCTCAAAACATTCATACAGTGTCTTTGGCATTTGATCTAGATAATCGATTCCTCTCGACTGCATCTGTCTGTTAGGCAATATCATGACATTTCCCCGAGTGTTTGCTATTGAGAAAAATTCATAAAGTTTTTGTACAACTTCTTTCTCTTCAGGTAAAAGTTTGTCTATATTCGATTGGATTTCTTTCAGATAGTGGTGTGGATCACACCCATACTTATCTTGTTTATAAAACTTTTTATCATTTAAACATTCAAGAACCATTTTTAGAGGATACCAAGCGGAAAATATTGTATCAGCCAAAAGGTTTCCTCCAGTAAGCTTACAGTCGGAATCGTTAAGAGCACGATAAATATCGCAAATAATTTCATTACCTTTATAATCGCACTTGGGCTCATTCTCAGAATAGGTAATCCAAGAATTTATTTTAGAAATTATTGGATTTGGGTTATTTTCGACTACTTCTAGCTTATCTGATTTTTTTACATTAAGTTTATGAATATATACTAATAAACACAATTTCATAAAATAAGGAGTCTTTACTCTTTCAAGTTTGAAAATTGTCTTAAAGGTGTTTATTACATTTGAGTATAACTCTTCGTTTAATACTCGAACTTTTAATGAGGTAGGTATTTCACCCTCAAAATCAAATTTAATTTTTTCTTTTGAAGTTTGAATCCACTCTTCTTCTGTGATTGTTGATACATATTTCAATGCTCTGTCAAAAATCGAATTTCTGTCCTTGTCTTGCGTGGTTGGTTCAAGTTGTTTTGCTTTTTCAAAAAGTGCTAATAATTCTTTTGTAGGTCTTGCTACTGCATACATATTAGTATTATCATCCTCTCTATATTGTTACCACAAGTATTCTTATATGCCTTCTCGGAAAATGTATACTGTGTGTATTCTTTAATTGTTCTCAGCGTAACACATTTTTAAGAAATGTCAAGCATTTTTTGAAAATTTATATAAATAAAATCCCTCTGTCGTTATATACGCTTTCACTCGTATCATTTCCACAGCGAATTGCTCTGTCAAGTGCCATAATTGTAGCAATCGCACCGTCAATTTTCTCCGTGGATTTTTCTTTGTCTGCCTTTATGTTGCCGGCAGGGTCTGTTCTGACAAAGATGTTATCCATATTCCAGCGGAGCACAGGGTGACCACCGTGTGCGATTCTCTGTTCAAGCGTCAGCTTCATAAGCTCCTTTGTAGGCGGTGACATATCCTTAAAGCCTTGTCCGAATGGAACAACGGTAAACCCCATACCTTCAAGGTTCTGTACCATCTGAACTGCACCCCAACGGTCGAATGCAATTTCTCTGATATTGAAACGCTTACCAAGCTGTTCAATGAACTTTTCAATATAGCCGTAGTGAACAACATTTCCCTCTGTGGTCTGCAAATATTCCTGTCGCTCCCAAACATCGTAGGGCACATGGTCACGTTTAACACGCAGATCGAGTGTGTCCTCGGGTATCCAGAAGTATGGCAGAATGATGTACTTATCTTCTTCGTCAAGCGGTGGGAACACAAGGACAAAGGCTGTTATATCAGTTGTGGAAGATAGGTCAAGACCACCGTAGCACACTCGTCCACGAAGGTCATCTTCATTGACTGCAAAGGCACACTTATCCCATTTATCCATAGGCATCCAACGGACTGCCTGCTTTACCCATTGATTGAGACGTAGCTGTCTGAATGAATTTTCCTCACTCGGATTTTGCTTTGCCGATTCGCATGCTGTCTGTACTTTGTCAATTCCTACCGTAATGCCGAGTGAAGGATTGGCTTTTTCCCACACCTTCGGGTCTGTCCAGTCATCGTTTTCATCAGCACCATAAATTACAGGGTAAAAGGTCGGGTCTATTTTTCTGCCCTCTAAAATATCCTTAGCTTTCTGATGAGTTTCATAGCAGATTGAATGTGTGTCCGTGCCGGCAGTTGTAATCAAAAAATAGAGTGGCTGCATTCGTGCGTCACCACTGCCTTTTGTCATAACATCAAACAGCTTTCTGTTTGGCTGGGTGTGCAGCTCATCAAACACAACGCCGTGAATATTAAAACCGTGTTTTGAATAAGCCTCGGCTGACAATACCTGATAGAATGAATTTGTAGGAATGTAGATAATTCGCTTCTGCGACGCAAGAATTTTTACACGCTTGCTAAGTGCGGGACACATACGCACCATATCGGCGGCAACCTCAAATACGATACTCGCCTGCTGACGGTCGGCTGCACAGCCGTAAACCTCGGCCCGCTGTTCACCGTCACCGCAGGTCAACAAAAGGGCAACAGCGGCGGCAAGCTCCGACTTGCCCTGCTTTTTAGGAATTTCAATGAAGGCAGTGTTAAATTGTCGATAGCCGTTTGGCTTGAGTGTGCCGAACAGGTCACGGATAATCTGCTCCTGCCAGTCGATAAGCTCAAATTTCTTGCCAGCCCAAGTGCCTTTGGTGTGGCACAGGCTTTCAATAAAGGCAACAGCAAAGTCAGCGTATTCCTTATCATAATAGCTGTCCTTTGCTTTAAATTTTGTCGCCTTGTAATTCTTAAGTTTTCTCAAAATTTCACCTCCGATAGGGCATAAAAATAGCACCGATTATTTCTAACCGATGCTTTTGTAAATTTATTTTGTTATAGGTTAAACCCAAAACTACAAATTACCTATTAGATTTTTCCACAAATTACTAGGATATAGCAGGTGTAGCTGATTTTATTCTGTGAGTGTTACGATATACGGATATTTTAGCTTTGCTATGATAACATTCCTATAATCCTTATTTTCCTCGCTTTCATCATAAAGAATCGCCTCTAATATCATCTTTGCGAATTCTTCTCTCTCCTTATCACCACGAATTCTTGCACATATGTGAGGTCGCCAAGATTGAATCTCTTTATGTTCTTTATATGTCCTATAACCATTCTTTCCGTTCTTATCTATTATTTCTTCTACTTTATCATACTCATCCTTTTCTATCGTACTGCAATAACAGTATTTTATCTCGGATTTTTCAAATCCGTTGTCAGATAAATTAGCAAAATGAGCCCAGTAATAATCATACATTTTATTAAAATTTTTTACATACCCATCCAAAACATATAAATTTGAAATTAACAATGCTTTATTATCGCCGCTGTTAATAATCATAGGAAACATATTCTCCAAAGCCGCAGAAAGTATATCTTCTGATATTTTCATTTTGTTTTTTTCTTTTTTTGCTATGTTTATCCGAATCTTTTTTGCAATTACATCTTCTGTGCTATTTGCTATGCTATTCTTCATTCTTGTCTTAAAATCATCAAAGTGTTCTCCTTCTGTCAGGTTTAATCTAGGAGTATTCATATCACCCGCAAGTTTTTTAGACGGTGTATATGTCAAAAATATGTATTTATCCTCATGTCCATTTTCATTTGAAGTTTCTAAGAATTTTCTTGTATCTTTTTCATTCAGTTTTTTGAGAGCCCATAGACAAAAACCGTTTTCTTCTATGTCTGAAGATTTTGTTGCTAAAATTGTAGAAGGCAACTGTCCAAAATATCCTCCAAAAGATGTAAAAATTGTGGTATCAAACTTTTTAGAACGAATGCTCTCTGCTAACCTGTACTTGGATATTGTTTCAATTCCACACGATTCTACGGCATCTTTTCTTAATGCTCCATCGGAAATTTCTTTATAAATTTCTTTTGTTTTATCAGAGCATTTGATTAAATAATACTGCACTGATAAAGAATCCCTTCCGCACTTTTCACTATCTTCTTCTATTTTACAAACTCTTCTATTCCAAATATCAATCAATTCGTGGTCACTATAATGCCAAATACCTTCTTCAAAATCAGCACCGAATATATCCTTAAATATATCCTTAAGCTTTGAGTCATGTTTTTTAATATCCTCGATAATTCGTTTTTCTGTGACAAGACTTTCATTTATTTTTAAGGTTAGTAAAAAATTTATAGTTTTTTGTTTCAAAGAAGAAATTTCTGTTTTGAATTTTTCTGAATCAAGCTCAGGAGAGGTCAAAGTATCCTCCACAAGAAATATTCTCTTCTTACCGACATTATCTTTTTCAGAATTATATAAATCAAATCCATATTTTCTCATCAAAAACATAAATATTGTTTCGTCATAAATCGATGATTGGCCTTTATTACCTCTTTTGACATAAGTATATGGATTATTATAAATAGCACGAATTTCAAATCTTTTATCCGTTTCGTATGCTAGATTTTTATTGCTGCCATACCCTGCAATTTCAATTCCCGATATACCGCATATATGTTCGGAAATTCTCCTGTAGATGTCATTCGACTCTCCCACATACGCTTTTCTTTTGATAATTTGCAAAACAGAATACACGCCATTAGCATATGTTGGTTTCTTTACAACTAATTCCACTTAGCATTCTCCTTGATAATGTTTTTATACATATTCAGTTGAACATCTTTTTATATTCAACTCATTGTATTTCTATTGTTAGTATTATATCAAAAGGTCACATAAAAATCAATCATCATGAATACTATTGTGTATACTTTTTAGAATTTTTTCCTGTTCCGTTTCATCAACTCCTATGCTTTCCAGTGCTTCGCGTGTTCCGCAGTCAGAGCACACAATCGTTACATTATCAACCCTCGAAACAGCACCTCGCTCGCTGAAAAGCTTTCCGCATTTCGGGCATACCTGAACCCTTATTTCATTCGTCTGCATAATATCCTCCTCATTCTGTCAACTGTATTAAGCAAAATTCTCTTCTCAAATCCGAAGTATTCATAACCCTCAAGACAGGTGTAAACATAGTAATCTGATGGTATGCCTATCGGCCTGTCCGACCTCATCACATACGCAAAGCAATCAAGCGTGGTTTCCTTTGTTTTATCCATACTTGTCACCTGCAAGGTGTAGTCCTGCTTGTAGTAAAAACTCGGATAACCCTCGTAGCGGTCAAGTGCCTTTTCATCAGAGGGTGTTACTTCCCAAACTGCAACAGGAACGCTTGCTCCGATTTTCGGCTCTATGGTTAAATACGAACCCGTAAGACTTCCTCTGAAATAGAGTATGTGATTCTCCAAACTTGCTGTTCCCACAAGCCTTGCTTTCGGACAGCGTGTTTTCATCTGTCTTACATTCAGGTTACTTCCGTAGGCTATGTATAACCTTTTCATAAAATCAATCCTTTCCGAAGATATGTTCTTCTACCACCTTAAGACCGCCGAAACGGTCGATGGGGCATTTAACCTAATTCCTTCAAGCAACTCTGCCGTTCCTAAAAGCCGTGTCGCCCGAAAGTCTGTTTGTGAACACATCTCTCGCTGTCTTGAACTCGTCACCGATAAAGCCAAGTCGCAAAAGCCAAGTTCTCATTGCGTATTTTGGATTTTCTGTTTGCTGAGGTTTTGCACTTGCCGACTTAACTTCCTTTGCCATTTGGCTGAGTGCCAAACAAAGCTGAATGTAGCTTTTAAGCTGTCCGGCGTGAAGTCCGTTCTGCTTGCCGTTTGCGGGCTTGTCAAATTGGAAAAGTCTGAATTCAACCGTTCCCTTTGTAAAGGTTGCGTGGAGGTTGAGCATATGGTATCTACTTCCATTGTAATGGTGACTTCTGCCGTAGTTTTCATCGTGGCTCTTGTACCATACATCGGCAAGTTGTGACATCGTTTCAGGCTTAGTTCTGTTGACCTGTTCCCAAAAGCGTGGATCTACCGTTTTGCAGTATCTTCTTATTCTCACCTCGTCAAGGTTTAAGGCATCAATCAAAAGCTGTTCGTGGCTTGCCATAATGTTTGCAAGATTTCTGAGTGTCTTTGCCGTGTGGCCTTTTGCACCGATGTGAATGTGTACTCCGCAACCTCTTGTTGAGTCGCTCTTTGCACCCGCTTTTCTTAATATCCTTACAAGCTCCTGCAAGGTTTCAATGTCTGAATAGTTTAAAATTGGTGTGACCATTTCGCATTTCTCACTGTCAATTCCTGCAATGCTGACATCTTTTTGGAATTTCCACTCTCTGCCTTGCTCGTCATATGCTGACCAAGTGCAGTAGCCGTTTCTGTCGGCTGTGTTTTCAAATCTGCCTGTGTCGAAGAACTCGGCTGCGATTTTTGCGGCTTTGTTCCTTGTGATGTTGTTCATCTCAACCTCAACGCCGATTGTCTGCTTTTTCATTTCCTCGATTTGTCTTAATGTCTTTGTATTCATAATGTCCTCCGTTGCTTTAGGCTTTTCTTTGCCTTTTGTTGACTGTATATTACCGTCATTACGGAGTAATAGCAATACGATTACTACACAAAGATACACTCAATATATTGTGTGTTTATGAGATGAATATTCTATATATAGAAATGACGAGTATAAAAAATCTCACTGACAATCTTATCATCAGTGAGATATGTATTTATTTTTCATTATCACAGATAGTTTTTGCCGTGTGCAGTTTGCGTACTTTGTCAATTCCATAAATTACACTAAGACCGCTTCCGTTATCCCAGTTAACAAGCAGACTGCCTGTATCATCAATACTTTTTACAGTACCTTTTGTACCTAGGGGTGGTGCTTGAAAGTCATCCATGCTTACAAGCTCAACTCTTGTGCCGACAGGATATCCTTTTTTTAATTTTTCAACCGTTTCTTTGTTTGGAAATTTCATAAATATTACCTCCTTGATTTAGTAATATATATATCACTCTGAAAGGGTGAAAAATCAAGATACGAAAATCGAGAACAATTAGGAGATATTTTCTTATTCTTGTGTAGAATTGACAATGCGTGAAAGTACAAAAACAACACAGGGGAGAGCTACACCGTTGCCCCACATTTTGTATTCAGCAGAATCAGTATGAGGATTTTTAAGCCACTTGATTATCTGCTTGTCAGTTTTAGGCTTTTTGCCGTTGATTTCAGCGTATGTGTTAAAAACTGCTCTCCAGAAATCAATTTCCTCATCGGTAGTTTTTTCAGTTTCAAGACCGCTGCACCACCAATCCGGAAAACCTTGCAATTTTGCACACTCTGTAGGTGTTAATCTTCGTACTATGTAAAAGGGCTCTTCACTTACAGTTGGCGGATCTTTGAAATCTGATGCAACAAGAGTATTTGCTATGTTTTTCTCTGCAATTGTGTGATATGAGTTTTTACTGGTTGAATACGCCAAGTGTGCAACAGCACCCGGACCTCTTGCAACCATTGTGGGTTGTAGTTCGGATTCAACCACAAAATTATATTTTGCGTTTACACCTTGGTTGAAAGCTGACCTGTCGATACCATAAGATACAGCATGTCTGTCCGTGGCATTGAGCGTAAAACTGACATCTTCGTTTACACCGTTTCCCTGTGGCCCATTTTCGTCTTTTCTGCCAATCATTGAACCTTGAATACTTACTACTGCGACTCCGCCTTGATTTGAATCGGGAGAGTTTCCGCCTGTATCAATTGTTCTTGCTGTTGTTGTAGGATAGCAATTATGTCTTGCATTTTTTGTCCCTTCAGAAGTGAATCTGACATCAAAACATTTTGAACTTTCAATTACGAAAGGTTGGTTGTTTCCGCCTGTGCCATATGTAGAAAGAACGGTGGGTGCTTTTTCAATTGGCCCTGTATATCGTGTATCTTGACTATGATTTTCAAACATCACTGCTCCGGGTACTGTGCCAGCACGAAGTGTAGGGGAGATTTCCTTTTCATAGCCTATACTTCGACTTTTGGCTGAATGTTCTGTGCAAAAGCCGGCTGAATCAATCACACAAGGTGGGTGATGTGCCTCGGCACGAAGTGTGCAAGTCACATCTTCGGTAATATCCATTCTGTTACCGCCTTGGTCATTCAAAACTACGCCGTTTCTGCCTGTGGACATTCCGCAGTTTGCACCGATTGTAGAAGATACATTGCCCGTCAGTTTTGCATTGTATCCGTCAAAGCCTGTTGCTCCAATGCAATTCTTAACATCTGTGGTAGCTGTTTTCCTCTGGCTGACGCTCTGCGTAAGATTCCCAGACAAGCTTTCTGACTCAAATAGTATTTTGTCGGCACATTCGCCTGCAAAATCTGCGACAAGGTAGATTCTCTTTCTTCGTTGGGGCACTCCCCAGTATTGAGCATCAAGGACTCTCCAACAAACGGAGAACGCATCTCCCATGATTTCCCCTGAGTTAGTCCATTTTCCACTTTTAGGTTTAGAAATAGATAGTCTTTCATCTTTGATTTTGCAGATTTCTTCGAGGACTGTCCTAAAGTCCTCACCTTTGTTTGACGAGAATGCTCCGAGGACATTTTCCCACACAATGAGTCTGGGATATTTTCCATTTGTTTTACACCTCATTTCCTTGATTATTCGTATAGCCTCGTAAAAAATGTTGCTTCTTGTACCGCATAATCCTTCTCGTTTACCCGCAATGCTCATATCCTGACAGGGACTTCCAAAGGTGATGATGTCAACAGGGGGGAGAGTTGCTCCGCTTAATTTTGATACATCACCAAAATGTTTCATTTCAGGTATTCGCTTGGTTGTTACACGAACAGGAAAAGGCTCAATTTCCGATGCCCACAAAGGAGTAACACCGCAAATCAAGCCTCCGAGCGGAAACCCGCCACTGCCGTCAAACAGACTGCCGAGGGTCAGCTTTCTATTCATTTTCAACCTTTGCTTTCTTAACGAGTTCAGAGTATGAAACCTTTTTGCCGTTACGGACAACAAATACATTTTCAGAAGTACCAACCTGTTCAATGTAACGCTTTACAATTACATCGCAATATTTCTCATCAAGTTCAATGGTATGGCAAATACGATTTGTCTGTTCACAGGCGATAAGGGTACTGCCACTTCCACCGAATGGGTCAAGTACGATACAATTGCTCATACTTGAATTTTTAATTGGATATGCGATGAGGGGGACAGGTTTCATTGTCGGATGGTCACCGTTTTTCTTCGGCTTATCAAACTCCCATATTGTGGTCTGTTTTCTGTCTGAATACCACCGGTGCTTTCCGTTTTTCTTCCAACCAAACAGACAGGGTTCATGCTGCCACTGATACGGACTTCTTCCGAGAACAAGACTCTGCTTTTTCCAAATACAAGTACCTGAAAGATAAAAGTCTGCGTCAGCAAATGCCTTTCTGAAATTTAAACCTTCTGTATCTGCGTGGAAAACATAGATACTTGCATCATCAGCCATAGCATTTTTCATACAAGAGAATGCATCGAAAAGAAACTGATAGAACTTATCACTTTCAAGATTATCATTCTTAATTTTCCCCGCACTGCCTTCGTAGTTTACATTGTACGGCGGGTCTGTAACAACGAGATTTGCTTTCTTGTCATTCATTAGAATCGTGTAGGACTCTTCTTTAGTACTGTCACCGCAAAGTAGTCTGTGATTTCCAAGTAACCAGAGGTCACCGTTTTTTGTGATTGTAGGATTTTTAAGTTCTTCTTCAACATCAAAATCATCTTCTTTTGCGTCATCGGCAGTATCAAAAAATCCCGCAAGCTCGGTTTCGTCAAATCCGGTCAGACTCAAGTCAAAATCAGCACCTTGCAGTGATTCAATTTCTACCTTCAAAAGTTCCTCGTCCCAGTCGGCATCAAGGGCCATTCTGTTGTCGGCAAGTATGTATGCTTTCTTTTGTGCATCGGTAAGGTAGTCTACAAATACACAAGGCACTTTATCAATGCCCTCTTCTTTTGATGCCATAATTCTGCCGTGACCGGCAATGACATTATAATCTCTGTCAATTATTACGGGGTTGATAAAGCCAAATTCTCTGATTGATGCTCTCAGCTTGTTGATTTGCTCCTTTGAATGTGTCCTTGCGTTATTCACATACGGAATCAGCTTGTCTATGTCAACAAGGTTCATCTCCGATACTCTATTCATATTGCATTTTCCTTTCCTCCATCAAAACACAAAAGCCTTTCTTTGCTCCTGCTATGTCACCGTGAAGTGCCTGTCCTCTCAAGGTTAAACGCTCCTGCCTTTTCAGCCTGTGTTTATATCTTTTAAGTGTTTTTAAAAATTGTGTCAATTCGTTCTGTTCGTTCATCATTTTATCTTCCTTCTGAGCAAAAGCTCCATAGTATCGTTCGGGTTATCCTCAAACGGAACCGTGCAGTTTTGCTTTACAATATCGTAAATCTCATACCAGATAAGGTTTGCACTTTTCTGATACTGCTGACTCATCTGTACGAACGGCGACGAGATTACTCCCCCCGTGGTTGGGTGCTTTCCAAGCAAACCGTAGGTGCTCGTTGCCTCCTCACACTGAATGTATCTTGCAAATGCCTGAGCATACGCTTCAATCAATCTCGGATTGACAAGCCGTTCACAACCACGCTCTTTAAGCCACAACCAGGTTTCCTTGTATATCTCATCTGCTCCGAGAGGCACTCCGTTCTTCTGTTTTGCCGAAAGATAGTCTGCCGGTTTTGGCATATCCGTGCCTTCAACAACCGCTCCTTCGGGCAGGTCAACCGCCTCAAGTTCCGCACTCGTAAGCACGGGTATATCGTTTTTCATTAGCCGAACAGCCTGACCTTTTTGCAATTTTTCCGCAACGGACATTGGCTTGTCACCGGCCCGAACTCGTCTGCCACCTCTGTTTGTACCGTCCTTTGCCATATAAAATCACCTTCTTTCACAATTTTTAATACCCCGTTTGAACTGCCGTTTTTGTGTGTGACACCCTCCGCCGTTGTCCGTCATACGCCTCTCAGAGATTTTGATACCCCCTCCATTTGCTGAAAATTGACAAATAAAAACTCAAATGGTAGAATAAATAAAAAAGTTGGTATACACTTTTGCTTTATTTCTTATGTTCGGATTTCCAATTGATGAAATAACACTCCTTTTAACATTTGTTCAAACAGCTATATCTGTTCTTGCTTATTTTGGAAGTGGTGAAAAGATTATGGAAAACAGAAACAACACGGTTTGGTGCGGTACACGCGGAGTGATCAAGTATGTCTGCGAAATTCGCTGGGATAAACAAAAGTGTTACAAGCGTGCTGCGATAGGTTCGAATCCTGTCCGCTCCGCCATATTTTAGGACTACCTTCACGCAGGTAGTCCTTTTTTATCTGTCTCCAAGGTCGTGGTGGATTTTATTGTGGCAGGACTGGCAAAGGCTCATTAGATTATCTGTACTATGTGTACCGCCTCTTGAAAGCGGGATGATATGGTGAACCTCCTCGGTAGGTGTTGTTCTGCCCTGTTTAAGGCACTGCTCACACAACGGGTGTGCCTGCACATAGCGGTCACGAATTTTTTTCCACGCTCTGCCGTACTTCTTGTTAACATCAAGTGCTCGTGTGAATCGGTTGTACTGCTTTGCAATCAGCCTTTGATGCTCCTCACAATACCGCCCGTTTGTAAGTTTTGGACAGTTTGGATATGCACAACCCTGCTTTGGTTTATGTGGCATAAACTCCTCCTTTTTGGCATAAGAAAAGCCCTGCAAATTTCTCTGCAAGGCTTTCAAAGTCTATTTCACTGTTTATATTATAGCAGATGTCCATACTGTAATTCTATGGAATTTACTGTCAACTTTCAGGAATTTCAAAAATTTTTAAGGCTTTATTCCTCATCTTGAACACATTGTCAATACTGCAATTCATCTTAACCGCAATTTCCTCCCAGGTCTTAAAGCATAAATATCGCAGTTCAAGAAGTATCTGATACTCCGGCTTTTTAACCTTTTTTATTGCTCTAACAATATCACGTTTTAAATCCACAAGCCTGTCTATGTCCCTGTTGATTTCTTCCTGCAAATCAACAATCTTTACAACAGTATCTTCTAAACGGGAGTTACTGATGCTTTGACTTTTCGGCATATCCGATAATGTGGATGTGCATTTTGTTGCAAGAAGATTGAGTGCTTTCAGCTGTTCAATCTTTGAGTCTATTCTCTTGTCAAGGTGATATGCCTGACTTAAATATTCCTTTGATATCATTTTAGAAAACCTCCCAAATCCGCCTTAACAGCGTCTATCAAATCTGACTGTGTTTTATCTTTCCTTTGCAGTGCTTTTAAAATCTGCTCATCAATAGTGCCTTTTGCGATTATGTGCTGAATTACAACGGTGTTTTTCTGGCCTTGTCTGTAAAGCCTTGCATTTGTCTGCTGATACAGTTCTAAACTCCAGGTTAAGCCGAACCACACAAGTGTTGAACCACCGCTTTGAAGATTAAGTCCGTGTCCGGCACTTGCAGGGTGAATGAGTGCAACGGGAATTTTTCCATCGTTCCAATCGGAAATATCCTCACTTGTTTTGATTTCACGAACAGAAAACCTGCTCTTTATCCGTTCCAAATCGTGTCTGTACCAATATGCAATAAGCAGAGGCTTTCCGTTCATACTCTCTATGATGTCCTCAAGTGCTTCAAGCTTTCGGTCGTGAATTTCAACTATATTCTGCTCGTCATCGTAAATTGCACCGTTTGAAAGCTGGCATAGCTTGTTTGAAAGGGAGGCGGCATTAGATGCGGTAATTTCTCCGTCAGTGATTTCAAGAACCAAGCTTTTCTTCATTTCATCGTACTGATTCTTTTCGCTGTTGGAGAGTTCAACAACATAGTTGCTTGTTAAAAGCTCAGGCATTTTCAGATATTCATTTGCTTTCATAGAAACCGTGATGTCTGATATTTTTTCGTAGATGGCATTCTCGGCATTTGGCAGAGGCTTATATGAATACACAATCGGACCATTCATCTTGTCGGGCTTGAAATATGTGTTCCTGTACTGCCCGATAAAATATCCGAGCCGTTTACCCATATCAAGAATTTTAAATTCAGCGAACAAATCCATAAGTCCGTTTGATGAGGGAGTACCTGTCAGACCGACAATTCTCTTTACAAGCGGTCGCACCTTCATAAGACTTTTGAAACGCTTTGACTGATGATTTTTAAACGAACTGAGCTCGTCAATAACAACCATATCAAAGTCAAATTTATATCCGCTTTTATTCACAAGCCAGTCAACATTTTCTCGGTTGATTATGTAGATGTCAGCTTTTTCATTGAGTGCTGAAAGTCGTTCATTTTCATTGCCTACTATAAGTGAATAAGTGAGAGTGCTTAAATGCTCCCACTTTTTTATCTCATCAGTCCATGTGTTTTTTGCAACCCTGAGCGGTGCGATTACAAGCACCTTGCACACCTCAAAGCTGTCAAAAAGGAGATTGCGAATTGCAGTCAATGTAATTGAGGTCTTGCCAAGTCCCATATCAATCAGCAGTGCTGAAATCGGATGAGTTTCAATATATCTGATTGCATATTCCTGATAGCTATGTGGCTTGTATTTCATCAATCATTCCTCCAATCTGCTCTACATCGTCAATCACATAAACCTTGAATCCCAATTGTTTCAGCATCTTATGCCGTGCAAGCTGGAGTGCTCTCGGCTTTTTGCCGTTAGCTTTCAGTTCCACCATGCCAAAATGACCGTTTGGTAAAAATATCAATCTGTCAGGCATACCGTTAAATGAGGGACATACCCATTTCAGACAGATACCTCCATCTATCTTCACTTTTTTTACTAATATTCTTTCAATTTCACTTTCACGCATTTTTTCACCTCAATTCAAGGTGTGACAGGGTACGACTGTCATTTCCTATACTTATATATATAGCTTATTTTTTTATTCTATAAGAAAAGGATAGTAAATAGCCGTCATAAACTGTCACACCTACTGTCATTAGTCCTCTTCCATAAAGTCTGTCTTGAGTTTTAAGCCTTTAATGTATCTGCCGTTCCTGTCACGAAATTTTTCAAAACCCATGGTTTCAAGAGCAGTATAGAAATCCGTTGTACTGCGGATATATTCACCCATTTGAGTACAGAAAATTCTGTATTCGTTATATACCTCTCCCGACTTTGCAATGTATGATGAGTCAATTTCACAGCGTTCGCTCAAAAAATATGAGAGCCAATCGTTGCTGTCCCTGTAATGCTCAATTGCATCACAGACCTTTTGCGGAGGAGTGATTTTGTAATTATCTTTAATCACCTTTTTTGATCCCTCAATAACCCAACTGAGAATTGCACCGCCGGCATGCTCAAAAAGATAGTCCGCATAGTTTTTAATATCAGCATTACCCTCAATTGTTGCATCAAACGGAATAACGATAAGTCTTCTCCATGTTCCTTTATCAATCGCACCAACCTTTGGCAAGTGGTTGGTATACAGCACAAGAGTATGAGTAGGAGTATATGAGAAAGGGTCTTTGTATTTCTTTTCTGCATAGATTTCATCGGTGGAGCAGAGCTGTTTAACATTTGCCGTGTTAAGTCTCATACCTTCTTCAAGTTCAGATGCAATTAACATTCGTTTGCCTTTTGCCTCTGCAAGCTCCGGTTTAACATTTCTTCGGCACCCGACTGTAAGCATATCCGCAGAGATGTTGCCTGAGTATGTACCCAGAACCCTTGCTACTACATTCCAAAAGGTACTCTTGCCGTTACGACCTTCTCCATATGCGATGATGAGGGCCTCAACATACACCTTGCCTATGGCAGAAAGACCAACCATTCTCTGAACATAGTCAATAAGGGTATCGTCACCCAAAAAGAAAGTATTGAGTGCAGATTTCCATATATCCATACCTTCATCTGACGGGTTAACGGTTGTCTGTTTCGTAATTAGATGTTCGGGCTTGTGTGCGATTGCAAGGCCAAGTCCGTGTCTGAGGTCATATGTACAACTTGGTGTATTCAGTAAAAATTCATTTGCATCCAGATTTCTTTGTTCAACTTCAAGCATAGGTCGAGCCTCCTTGAGCGTTGCGGAAATATACTTTGTATCTCTGCGTTTGACAGCATATTTCTTGTAGGTCAGAGCGTTTTCATACATCTCATATGTATGTGCCTGTTCCTTATTAAACATCTGCAAAGCTTTCTTTGCACCAACGGATACAATTATCTCCATACCGCCATTTTTGACGAGTTTATCTATGGCTTTTTTGATTTCAGTTTTAGACTCAGCAAGCTGTCTTTCGGTCAAATCTTGAGAAATGCCTTGAGCCTTTGGTTTAGACTCCTCCCAAAAACTTCCGTTGTAGACCATATAGTCGGTAGAAGGGGAATAGGAGAGAATATTTTTATACTCCCGTGCAAGAACAGTAGCTTGTCCTACATCTGAAAAATCTTCGGGTTTTAGTTTGCAGTCAGAGTTGTATTCCTCGGGCGGAATGTATCCTTCTTGGTTTGACACCTTGTTACCGAACCTTGATGCACTTCGCCATATCACCTTAAGTTCGCTTTCAGGGAGTGGTGGATTACAGAGTTTCGCCTTCTTAAGGAAAATCTGATAAGTTTCTTCTGTATTTCCATATCTCTTGATAATCTTTCCGGCAATGTGGCTCATGGTACTGTTACGCTGACCTTCCGGTACTTGCTCAAGACTTGCATCGAAGTCAGCAAAGTCATCCTCTTCCAGATAATCAAGAATGGTTTTATTCCCTTCATAGAACTCCACTTCATCAGAGTCATTTCCATAAAGGAAACGAGCCGAATCAAGTGCGTTGGCATCGTAATAAGGAAAAGCATCGGCAATCCTGCGTTTCATATCTGCATACTCCTGCTCATCCGATACAATCTCAATAGGTAAGAAGATATGAAATCTTGGTCTAGCAGACTTATTTCCCTTTGGAAGGTTGTGGTGTCTGCTATACGATACAGCAAAAGCAACACCCGGTATTTCAAGTGCTATATCAAGAGGAGTTACCCATTCATTCGGGTTGTCCGAATGGTCATTATCACAGTCAAGCGGAATACAGTCGGAAAACTCGAAATTATCCTTACTGCGATAATTTCCTTTATACTTTGCAGTTACATGATCCATTTTGGTTGATGTGATAAAGGATTCCTTGTCGGTAACAATCATCTTGTTGGGATACAAACAGTTCCCGTTATTACCGACACAATCTGCTGTGTATATAGTGAAATTAAGCATATTCATTTACCTCCTTCATCGCATGGTCAAACCATCTGATTTTCATTCTTCTTTTCTTGGCAACACCAATCTCACGAGCCATACCACGGCTAACCACTCCGCCGAATACCCAGAGTTCGGTACATTTTCCAAGAAGTACATAATTGAAGTGCATAGCCATTTCTCGTTCTGCATCATTGCCGTCATCCATGAACTGTGGATAGAGAAGATGAGGTGTTACTGGGATAGCATTCTCCTTAACGGCATATCTGCTGTATGCTTTTGCATTTTTTATATTGTTCTCGATGTCACCTGCATACGGACTGCAAATGTATACCAATGGGAGATAGGCGACCTTTTTATCGGTCGCCTTTTCTTTTCGCTGAATATTGGTAAGAGCCTCATATGTAGTCGGGTCAAAGTAACCCTCATAATTAAACTTATCAATTCCCATATCTTTTAATCCTCCTGTTCCATAATTGGCAATATTCCATCTTTCTTTAAAAGATCATAAAGGAAAAGTCTGCCCTTCTGTGTCCAATAGGTATGCATCACACTTCTATTCTCATCGATTGCATAGGTACGTGATTGTGTGTATCCGCATTCTGCATACTGCTGATATAAAAGCCATGTCTTTCTGAACTTGTACTGAATCCCCAGTTCATGAAGAAGTTCATTGAACTTGCGACCGCTCATACCGTAGTCCTTTGCAATCTGTGTAATAGGAACTGTGTTCTTGTTCTGTAAAATAAGGTCATAGTAGCTTGCCTTTGGTTGCATCTCTGCAATCTGCTGACGCTGAATTAGTGTCTGGCATTCAAGCTGTTTTCTTCTCTCACGCTCTTCCTTAAGCTGTGTAAGTGCTGCAATCGCAAGATCAGGATTTTCCAAAATCTCATCGATGGCATACATTCCATGCTTACGGATAGCCGGAAGAACCTCTGCCGTTACCCAATGTTTGAACTTCTTCGCATTAGGCATCTTGCTTGAAAGGATAAGACTGTAAAGACCTGACTCATTGATAATTGTTAAATCTTGAATACCACCAGGGGTGTCGCATTTTGATACCCCCTTGTCTTCATCATCAACGTGCTTGTTAATAGCATCTCTCGGATTGCTGTATCCAAGAATTGTTGCTATATCCTTTGCAACAAACATAATCTCACCGTTTACAGTTGCTGTTCTTACGGAGCCAAACTCTGTGCTGTTAAATACTTGTAATTCCATGCGAATTACCTCCTTCAAAATAGAATTTCCTTGGTGGTGTTACCCTCCTACCTGGTAGCCTTGGGAGAAGGGTTAAAAGGACGTTTTTTCAAAAACTTTTTTTAACTTGTTGATTGCTCTTCTGTAGCGATGACTTACATTGTTTGGTTCGTCATCAATTCTCTCTGCGTACTCACTTACGGTTAAGCCATCAAGAACAATGGAAATAACCATATCTGCTACTGCAGGTTTAAGAAGACTTCTCAATGTTTCACAGCACTCTTCGTATTCAAGCTGGTTATGTACTCCATCAATTGAACTGCTGAAAGCTGACTTATCAGCTGCTCTGAACATGATTGCCTCTTCTGTGTTGACCTCAACTGTACCGTCCTTGCTCTTCATATAAGCGTTGCCAGTATGACGGTCATGCTTGTGCCAGCTGTTGTAATCGGGTCTGTTAAATCTCTCTTCGATTACATCTTGGATTCTCTTTTCATAGTCTTCCTGACTCTCTTCTTCAGAAATGGAGATATTTAACCATTTCTCCAATTCCATGTTTTCAACCTCAAGTGTCTGATACTCGTTCTCGTAACGAATCTTGATTTTCATAAAGTTCCTGCCTTTCTGTCTGGTTCTTGCAGAAGGGCATAGGAAACAAATAGGCCGGTGCTTATAGAAGTACCGACCCATGAAATGCCTGAAAAAGAGCATAAGGAAATAAGGGTACTTCTATCGCACCTTTCACAGGTTATCCTGTGATTGATGCCGATATCTGTATCCCAATGCCCTTATAGCTAATCAGGCCTTGTGATATTATTTTTTAAGTGCTTCTGGCACTTAGTTGAATCCACTAAATGAACTCAACTAAAAGTCAGAGAGAAAGCAATTCTTATTGAAAATATGAATTTTCTCTGCGAACGCATATTAACAATTTGTGAAAGTGTAGATTTTCGTCTATTTTTCTGATATAATAATTTTTAGACCAATTTCCCAGTACTTACTCACAAGTAGCAAGCACTTGCTGTTCGCTTTCTACACTACCCAGTATATATAAGTAGGTAGGTAGAACTCGGTAGCCGTGGGTAGGCTTGGGTATTAATAGACGATAATGGTGGTGGAACTATGGAATTTAAGGTTTTTGCAAAGAAACTAAAGAATGTAATTGGCGGAAAAAGCAATACCAAATTATTTACGAAAACCATTTTTGAAACCATGATGAATGAAAGTGGATCCGAATTATTAGCGGACACTAGCCTTGAAACTTTCAAATCATACTTCAACGGCAATACAAGTATTTCAAAGGTTGCTGCTCTTATATTGGCAAACTTAAATGAGAACGATGAATTTTCTTCATATCTTGAAGGTTTCGGAGAAACAACTGCACAGCTGCTTGCTGACGAATTTAAGAATGATATTCCTAATATTAACTCTGTAAATGCTTCACTCAAGATTACAGACTTGTTTTTGGAAATCTTGAGTGAAGCTGCAGGCAAAGAAAAAAGCACTCCGAAGAGTGCTGATAAAACCCCACACGATATTCTCGAAGAAAAGATACTGGCATCTGGGCAGGCGGTAGCCGATGTGTGGGGTAACGCAGTAAGCAACCTGGTAAATGGATTAAATGGTACCAGTACTACCGGTACAACAAACGTTCAGCTTCCAGAAGAGCAAGTAAATGAATCCCCCTATTCTTCTGAAGACGAATTACTGCTTCAAGAATTCACAGCAGATTATGACGAAATCATGGTTGCTCTCATTGGAGAAAACTATGCTGCATCATTAATCGACATGACTCTGCCTTGTAAAATAAAAGACTTGTATGAAACTAAATGGATATCAAAAGCAGATACATTTGCTGATTCATCTTTAAAATCATATGTTTTTGGTTTGCTTGGCGAATTAAACAATATAAGCAACAGCTTTTTAGTCAGTGGCTCTACAACTCCTTTTTTAGGAAGTTCCAGAACCAAAATACGCAATTTGTATGTAAAGCTGCATCCCGACCAGTTTGCCGGAACATTTCCGTATGATGCATTTATCGATGATTGGGATGATGGAGAATATTACTAATCGGAAAGGAGGATGCTGATGCCATCACTTGATGAATCCATCCGTAAAATAGACAATGTCATATGTAGGCATTTAGATGAAATAGAAAACAATTCTCGTGGTGCTATTTCTCAAGATATTTTAGAGCAACTGACAAAGTTCGTAAATCATGTCATGCTCAAGTTTTATGCCAACGGAAGAGAAATACCTATCACTGCCGAAAACATAGCAAAGGCCACGGAGTTTGCACAGATAAATAGTGAACTTTACACTTTATATAAATTCCATAATTACCTGGAAGTTGTCACCACACAATATACATTGGATGAAGACGGCTCCGAACGATTAATGCTTAAGTATTACCAATACCTGCTAGAAGCGAAAAATCTGATTTGGCACTACTTTGGTATTGAGGTATTACATAATTTAGATAAGTTTCCTCTTCGTCTAGATGATACTTTACAAGAATACTATAAAAAAATCTCCGAAAAAATAGAACGACACCCTGTGGAATTCCACACCGACAGTAAAGATAAATACTATATTCAGAAAATCAAACCGCTATTTGTAAACAGAAGAATATATTATGAAATCACATTTACACCTGTAGATGATAGGAAAAACAAATCCAAATCTAACAGAGTAATTGCTTTTACCAAACTTTCAATCAAAAGCAATTACGCATCAAAGTTTCATCTCGTACATGAAACTATCGAGATATTAGGAAAAACAATGCCTATCATCATTATTGACGGCTGGGAGGTATCCATTCGTGACTGTGAATTTCAAAATTTTATTAAACTGATAAAAGGAGAGAAAAAAAGAGTACCGTATCCAGAACAACGCTTAATCTGTGAGTTTCTTACTAGAACAAGGTACACCTTGACTGCTCTGATGGACTTCCCAGATAACGCCTATGATAGAATTACTCTCGAATGGAAAAACAAACTTAAATCTACTGTGTTTATTCCAATTTTAGATGAATGCAGAAAGCTTATACGAAAAGGCCAAAGTGGTAAAAATGTGCTACGATATCTGCTTTACAACATGAACAACGTTATTATTAAATGCCAATATTCGGACGGATACTATAGCAACTACTATGAAGAATGGATACACGCCGGAAACAGCCACCTTTCAAATTTGTACTTATCAAACGGTTGTAGGCAGTTTGATTCTTTACCATTTAACAGATCTCCTGTTGGACATAATCCAAAATTAGGAGCTGTATTCGACTGTATTCCTTGTAAAGACAAACGCCCTGAATTATTCGCAAGATTTATAAGGAATAACACAGAAGGTAAAGGTCAACTTTTCACTGATATTGATGAGTTGGGTAATTTCCCGGATTATCCAATTCTTATCGAAAAGTATAACGATAGCCTTTATTCAGGACACAGACCTGAAAGTGATTTAATGCTTGAGCATAATCAAGTATTTATAAACGATTACAAACTCGATACTTGCACTGTAATTGAAAAACTACAAGAGTTATCAGAATCCGGCATGGAAAATTACAGTGACGATGTTGAATTATGGCTACTATTCGGTGATTACGAAATTGATTGTGATGAAAAAAAGGACATCATTACTCGTATATTTTCAAAGTCAAAAGTAGGTGTAATATACGGTTCTGCAGGTGTAGGAAAATCTACGCTTATAAACCATGTTTCTCACTACTTGAATAATGAAGCTAAATTATACCTTACACAAACTAATCCAGCCAAAGAAAACCTGATGCGAAAGATTAATGCAGAAAATACAACTTTCTCAACAATTGAAAGTTTCAAACGCCAAGGGTCTGCTTTTGTGAAGTATAAATTATTGGTTATTGATGAGTGTAGTACCGTCAGCAACAAAGATATGGTTGAGGTTCTTCAAAATGCAAATTTTGAAATGCTTTTATTGGTTGGAGACACTTATCAAATTGACGCCATTCAATTTGGAAATTGGTTCTCGGTATTAAAAGCATTTTTACCAGAAAGTGCTGTATTTGAACTTACCCAGCCTCATCGAACCAAGGATGAACGATTACTTGAACTATGGGATAAGGTCAGACAGATGGATGATACCGCAAAAGAAGTCATCGAAAGAGAAAGCTACTCCTTAAAAGTAGATGAATCCCTACTCTCTTCTCTTAATCCAGGAGAAGCTATCCTTTGTCTGAATTATGACGGCTTATACGGAATCAACAACATTAACCGATTCTTACAGGAAAGCAATCCTAACCCTGCAGTTCAATGGGACGTTCAACAGTATAAAGTTGGAGACCCGATTCTCTTCCTTGATTCGGATAGGTTTTTCCCTGTCATACACAATAATATGAAGGGAATCATAAAGGGAATTGAAATCTTAGACCCAGAAACTCATGAAGAACGCATTCAATTTGATGTTGAGATACCTAAGGTAGTAGATGAAAGTGATCTCCGGCGTATTAACCTCGAACTACTCGAATGTTGGGAAAGCGAAGGAAAATCCTTAGTTAGATTTTGTGTACACAAATTAAAGAGTGCTGACGAAGATGGGGATGAAAGTACATTCACTGTTGTACCATTCCAAATTGCTTATGCTGTATCAATACACAAAGCACAAGGCCTCGAATATGACTCTGTAAAGATAGTTATTACAGATGAAGTGGAAGAATTAGTAACACACAATATTTTCTATACTGCCATCACTAGAGCAAGAGAAAAGTTAAAGATTTACTGGACTCCTGAGGTTGAAGAAAAGGTTATTAACCGAATCAGGCCACGAGATATCAGTAAAGATGTAGAACTTTTGAGAAATTATCTTACAGATAAACAGCAAGATGATTCAATTGATTTTGGGTTATAAAACAAGGAGGTTATATGTTTACATTAAAATACGAAATATCAGTTAAGATTTGCGATATACCTTTGCAATGGATTCCAAAGATAGAATTGTATTATCCAGACTTACCACAGTTTCCTATAATGTATGTTCACTTTTTATTTAACGATGAACGTATTATCGCTTGCCCTGTTTCAGTTAGTTACGAAATACACAACGATAAATGTGATGCAGTTTTTTTGGTGTTAGTTAATCATAATCCCTCACAACCAATAACAGATGCCATCACAGAAGAAATATCGAATCGAATCGGATTTAGTGATCAGATAACACGCCAGACTGTCATTGATTGCTGCAAAGGAAATAACCACTACATTGGTATTTTAACTGATTTATGGCAGTACATTGAAAAATCGTATGGATCTTCAATACCTTACGGAAGATTTTATGAAGAGATTTATTCAATTCCTCGTTTCGTCGCAGCATGGCAACCTAAAACAGGCCGACAAAGTGAAATGCGTATGTTGTATAACTTTATGAGTGCTTTTGGTGAAGAAGTTGTATTCCCAGATAACTGGAGTCATTTAGAGTATTATGCAATTCCTACATACGCTGATGTTAGAAAAAAAGACTATTCTGATTTTCCAACATTCCAAAAACTACACCACTCAATGACAGAATTGTTCCGTTTAGATTTCACTAATTCGGTTACTATTGACGGTATAACATTTAATGTAATGCCTAGAGCATGGAAACAAAATAAAGATGATTTTATCACAAACGTATCCGGCAAATATTTTTCTGCAGGAGAGATTTCAGAAGAAGATAAATACTTTGCCGAAATTTTAGTCGATGCTTTCAATCGTCATGCGTGGCGAGCTGCTTATTTTATTAGTGCTTTTCTAAATATTGAGCAAACAGATTATCGTACTTGGAGCAAAGATTTCTTCAAAGATTTTTATAATTCTGGTAGCAAACTAAAAGGTTATTCAGAAAAGGTTATGGCTTGTTTTCTTCAGCAAGGCTTTGCAAATGAAGAAATCATCCCGATAGATACATGGATTGAAACCTTCTATCTATTCCCATTAGGAATTGAAACACGTTCAAATTTCTATGATGATTTTGATATGCTCGGAAAACTCGAAAGAGTTATCTGGTTGGCAAGCCAATCTAACAAAACAAACATGAAGAACTTCTTTGATATTCTTTGGTGTCAAAGATATGGAACTATCGGTAATGGCGAATTACGTGGGGTAAACCCATTGGCGTGTAGTCTTTGTCAGCTTAAGCACACCTGTGTAGGTCTATCCAAGAAGTTATCAAATAACGTACTTATCAGTAATACACTTACCCATGACGATATCAAAACTATACCTGAATCCCAGATGGAAGACATCACTTTTATTTGCTTATTGGAAAGCAATGTTCCTAAGAAGGTATACACAAAATATGGAGATGGTTGGCACTTGAAGGACGAATTCAGTGGTTATTTGATGACAAGTAGCAATGCCTTTCCAGATTCTATTGTCTCTAAAGAGATTATTACTGTAGAAGAATTTATAAACAATATTTAAGGAGGAGTTCTT